GGCGACTGCTTTGGCGGCCTCGGATTCCGGCAACAGACTCGGCTCGGTGTCGGTGTCGTTGATAAACTTACACTTCACGATGGGGCTCCTGATGTCACAATCGTAATATCTGCGGTGATGTGTTTTTCGGGACTGATTTTTTTATCGATCGCGAATCCCACCCCGGAATAAATGGCACTGGTCGGCGCGGTGTCGGTGTACGTGATTTTAAAATTGGTCGCTGCTGGCGTTGAAACCAGTCCGGCAAAATTCGTGTAAGTCGCGATTGTGGGATCATACAAACCCGAAAGTTTGATCGTTGGCGGATCGACGTAGCCCGTTGGGTCCTTAGTTTTGTATGCGCCTCCGTCCAGCGTGGTCGTGTCGTTGGTCTCGGATGCCTCGCCCGAGATATCAATCGACTGCTGTGCGGCCATTGCTACGTAGGCGGCGGAAACGTATTGAGCAAAAATAACTCCACGGCTTTTGAGTTTTGCCATGATTTTCCCTTATTTCGAAAGTCTTGAAAGGCTTTTTTTGATCGATGCTTCCATGGCGGCTGCGGCGTCGGCTGAACTCGCGGCCATGCCGATTGCCACCCCGTTATTCCCGATTATTCGTCCTGTTGCTGCCGTTTTTCCTGATTTTGTTTTGCGAAATCTTTGCTCAGTCCCAGTAACGAGAGTCGGCAGATATCTCGTCTGTTTTGTGGCTCTTGATCCAACTCCGATACCGATTATTCCTTCGACTAAATCACGCCGTTTGCGAGTCTCTAAGCGGTATCCGAGTGTTTTTGCAGCTTTGCCGACTAGCGGCCTGATCGCTTTGTAACTGGCCGCTAGACCGGCTTTGACGGCTTGGATTGCAATTGGACCCGCTATCTGTCGCTCAACCCCGTTGAGCGTCTTAATCAGTCTGTCCGCGCTAAAAAAACTGTTCATCGAACCACCTCAACCCGCAAATTCACAACCGAAACAAATAGGTTGGCATCGTTTAACAGTGACTTAACCGGGTTTTCTTTTTCCTCAACGTCGCATTCCCAGACGCAGACCCGGCGATCCGATGAATTAAAATTGTCGAGCCTCAAAAACACTTGACGGACGATTAGAGCAAGATCCTGAACGTCCTTCGAAGTCGTTTTTGATCTGATTACCACCTGGATTTTGTGGCTGGAATTTTCATTCGCGTCCAGTTGGTCATTTGGCTGCGTTTCGCTGACCGCCACGACGTCGACCCGCAGCCGGTCGAGCTCTTCGAGATAATCAATCTCCGTGCGCGAATAACGAGCGTCCAACGCAAGCGAGTATTGCCCGCCCGAGTTGAGTCGAGCGACAATTGCTTGGCAAGCTTCGTCGGCTGGTGAAATTGTGAGTGTCATTTTATTTGCTGCGTGTGAATTCTAATTTGACCAAGCGTCCGGTAGTAAGGCTTGCTCGATCCCATTGGCCTGACCTCGTAAATGGCCCCGCTCCCGACCGTGATGCGATCCCCTCGGACTGGATCGCCCACGAAGTCGGCTGAGGCTCCGACGAAGTCAGTCATGATCATCTCAACGACCTCGCTTCCGACCTGTACGATCGTCGGTTTTTCTGGCCCTTGAAACATCTCCACGGCCAACGTGCTCCCTGAGACTGTGGCGGTGTAAGTGACCGCACTGCCCGCGTTGTCGAGCAGGGAAGCCACCATCAATGCCACACCATCAGAGAGCATGTTTGCCATGTTTTACCCAATCAAACGTAGACGAATGTGAGGGTAGCGTGAGCCCCGACAAGACTCGTCAAAGTCCCGCCGATAACGATCGCCACCCGATCGCCCTTGGCGAATGTCAGCGTTGCGGCGGTGGCAATCAGCGTCCCGGCTGTGACCGTGTTGGCCACCGTCGTCGCACTCATGTCGATCGTCCCTGTGAGCAGGTTTGTCCCTGACCCGGGCGCTTGCGTTCCCGTGCATTTTGCGACCTGCAACGTCCCCGATGTTGACCCGGTTGCGTGCACGTAATCAACCGAAATCAGCCGCATTTTTCGCGGCACGATGTATGTCGAATGCGTGACCGCAGCGGTCCCAATCGTCTCGATAAACGAAAATAACTCGCTTTGCGGGGTTGTCGGCTGAAGTTGGGTAATTACCTCGCTGTCACCAGTTAGCGCGGCCGTGATCGCGAATCCCATTAGAGTGTTAGCCCCAATTGTGGATGTTGCGGCCCCGCTGGATGCGGTCCCGGTGACTGGCGACCCGGTCGCATTCCAGTAGACGGGATCGCCGATTGCGAACACACTAGTGTCTTTGGGGACGCGGAATTGCCCGCAATAAACGGCTGCCCCCTGATCCCCGCTGGCGATGTCGATTTCCGCGATCGTCACCAGTCCGTTAGTGACCGTGACGTCACCGCCTGTCACTGCACTGGCTGGGGTGTAATCGAGTTTGTCATCTTCGCTCGTATATCTGATTGCTGGCGATTGCGCCATGATTTTGTCTTTCAGTTAAAATTACTTGATTTGAAACCTACGCACTCAGGACGCAGTTATCACGCCGCACCCTTGGACTTGACCCCGCCCAAATACTCGGCCTGATCCACGCCGAAATCGTGATAGCCTCGGAACTGGATGCCCAGCGTCGAGAAGTCGGCGTCGGCGCTCTCGACCGTTGGCGTTTCGACCCCGTTGAGAAAACTCACCACGGTCGTCGGCAAATAGCCTGGCGAATTGAGCAGGTAAAACGCGGTCGTGCTGTAGCCGGTGTAAGTCGAGTCCGACAACTGCCACGCAACGACTGGCCGGTACTTCCCGGCGTAGATGTTTGACTCGCTCGTCTTGGTCATGCCCAAGTTTTGATTGCGATACAGTGCCTCGGCGATCGCCTCCAGTTCTGGCGGAACGAGCAGGATTTCAGGACGGCCCCCGGCCCCCGTTCTGCCAACTGGGTTTGCCGTGTCGGCGTTGACTCGCTTCTTTCCGTCTGCTGTTGGCGATGTCATTTGGCGGAATTTGAGCACCGCAAGCTGCAGCCCGACCCCGTCAGTTCCGAGATTGCTGGTCGCTCCCGTCAAATAATTCGTGTTTCCGGTTGTGAAAAACGAACTGTTGTTTGTGAATTCGGTCCAGAAAACTTGGTTCAGCTTTTTGGCTGACCCTCGACCGATTCGCGCTCGCAAATCGTCGAACGCGCCCATGTCATCGTTGATAATCATCGTGCGGGTGATGGCGAACATCTTGGCGTAGGTATCGACCTGCCGGGTGTAAGTCTCCTCACCGACTCCACCATGGCGGATCTCACCTGCTGGCGACAGTTGCTCGTAGGTCATGTCGTCGAGCAGCCGATAGCTGGTCGCTTGTTTGAAGTCGCTGACCGATTTCACGGCGGCGATTTCCCGCCACGCGGAATCTTCCTCCATGTAGCCGGTGAGCAGTTCCTTGTTGGCGACGTTGCTCAAAATGTTGGGAACACTGACAGTCGAAAATCCGGTCGCTTGCAGCTCTTGACCGCTAGGGCAGGCAAACCGCAGCACGTCCCGCAAATTGCCAGTGTGAATTCCCTCGCCTGCGTTGGCGTGGTATCCGTTGGCCGATGCGGCCTGCAGCAGCATTTGCTTGAGTCCGATCCCCCGGCGAAACTGAGAGTGAGCGGCCTGCAGGATCGCGGGCAAGTAGTCCTTTTCGACCTCCCGAGTTTTTCGCGTCATGCAAATCGCGGCCTCTAAAACCGTGGCCTGGTCCAGATTGCTTTCTGCGGATCGGAACGACGTTGGCCGTGTTTTGGCCAGCGATGCCCGCAGCATTTCTAAATTGACTCGGTCCGTCGACCACCCCTGTTCAATGGCTGTTGCGGCGATCGTTGGGTTGCCAGCGGCTGCAGCCTGAATCTCGGCGACCCGGCGAAGATTTGCGGCGATTTCTCGGTTTTGCGCGGCGAGCGCGGCTTTCAAATTCATCATTGCACCTGCGGCCATTGGCGGCTCTTCTTTTGGTTTTTCTCCGGCTGGCATGTCATCCATCGTCGCGGCGGCTGGCGTTGGCTTTGCTGTTGCGGCGTCGTAAGCCATGCTCAGCACGGCGCGGTTCTCATCGCTCAGGCTTGCCGCGGCAATCCCGAGACTTTCAAGCCATTCTTCAAAAGACGGCATATAATTTCCCTTCATGGCTGCGGCTGCAGCAAGATTTACCGAAGTCGTCGAGTCGGCACCAACCGGTAACACGCTCGTCTCTCTCAGTGATGCGGATCGTGCGACAATGCACGGCCCCGTAAATGATTGACCGTTGACCTGGACTGTTTGTCCGGGCTCGATCTCGACTGAATCTGTGACCATGGCCCCGATTGAGGCTTGCCACGTGTGCCCGGCGGCGGCTTGTGCGATTACTTGGCGGCAAATCTCGCTTTGGCCGGTAACGAGCCCCGAAATTACGAGGGTTTTGCGGTCGTTTTTGATTGAATCCGTCAGCCCCAGCGTGGCTTCGACGGTTTTTTTGTGGTCGAGTAGGATCGGAATCTGATGGTCTGAAACCAGTCCCGCCAGATCGATGATTACCGGGTATGGAAAGCCATCGACATTGAGCAGCCCGCCCGAATACGCGAGAATTTTGAACCGTTTTTGTCCAGTTTTTGGCGCGTTTTCGGCTGCGTTGAGCTCGATTGCTGCTGTGAAATTGAGTTTTTTCATTGTGGTGCCACCTGCGGGAATTTGGCTTGTGCTGGTTGCGGCGGAACTGGCTGCGGCGTTAGTCCAAAAGTTTGGTCAAACACCGCTTTCTTGTAGTCCGTCACCTCAACGCCCCACGCTGCGGCGGAACTGGCGGCTTCGGTTTCCCAGTCCATCCCGTTTTCGGAATAGACCTGGGAGATAGAACATTGACCCGTTGAGATTCGCTGGGCGTTGGTCGATACGGTGTCCGCTGGATCGATGTCTGGCAGTGGCGGCCAGTTCCACTCGTGCCTGATTTGGTCGATGGGCGGCCCACCCGTGAGCAAACCCGGCACGAAGACAGCAGCTTCGAGAAACCACTGGAATACCGGCTCAGCAATCGTTAGCTCAAAGTGATTTTGTTCGGTCTCAACTTCTGGTCGCCATACGTTTCGGATGTCGCCTTTATAGCTCGAAAAGTTGCTGTTCTTGGCGGTCCCGGCAGCCAATGCGTACGGCATGTTCGTGCAGCGACAAAACGACATTAACGCCTGCCCTTGGAACATCTCGTAGAGCGGCCCCGGTTGTTTCGGCTCGATCTGACCGAGATCCCATCCCTCAGGAATCACCGTCAGCATGTTGCGAGCCAACTCCATTTCGGCGAAGTCTGTCGGAGCGGCTGCAGGATCAACGGCGGCGGAATTTGACTTCATGTAGATGGCAAAATTCGCGGCACTTTCTGCGGAAAACAGCGTGGCCAATTCCTGCCGGCGCATGATTGGGAGCGTCTGCAGCGACGGCGTGACTCGCGGAATCCCTCGCGTCTGCCCCGGTCGTTCGGCACGGAATAAATGCAGCACCTCGTTGGCCGAATACCATTCACCTTTGAGCGTCGATACGGGGATGTTCGAGCCGGGGTGATGATCGTAGACGTAGTATTCGATTTCGTTCGTGTTCGCGTCGAACCTCACCCCGTCATCAACGTACGCATCCTGCAGGATTGCACCCGTCCATGGTGTAGCGATCTGTTCGGTTTCAAATATTTTCAGGTCGAGCGACAGCGGGTAATTACGAGGACGTTCGGCACGCATGATGAACGATTCGCCGTCCCGGAACTCAGCCCCGTAGACGGTTCGGTATTTTGATGCCAGCTTGATTTTTTTTGACCACGCATCGTAGGCGAGCTCAAGTCTTTGATTGAACTCCGGGTTTGCCGTCATGACCTGAAGTCGCGGCCCTCGCCCGATGATGTGATTGACCGCAGTGCGAATCATCCCCGAGTACCACGAATTGTTCGCGGCCTCGTAGCGGGATCGGATGCGGATTACCCGGCGAACACCCGGCGAAAGCTCAGCACGGGCAGACAAATTGTCGGTCGCGGCCCAATGGTTTTTGTTTTCGCGCGTTGTCTGCGCGATGTCAAACGTGGCTCGCAACGGCTTCGGCCGGCGGAAGAAATCGAGGATGCCCATTATTGAGCCCCCGGCGGGACGATTTTCATGAACATCGTCTTGAGCGCCTTGGCCGGTGATGCGGCTGCGGCGTTGGCTCGACCGTATTTGTCTGCGGCGATCTGATCCGCCAGCGATCGATTAGAGACACTGACCCCATCGCCCGACATTGACTGCGGCTTGGCGGCATCGGCGGCGATTTGGTCTGATAGTGTGGTCATGCACGGAGATTAAATCTCTCAACGTGCGATGAAAATACCACATTGTTACCGGTAGCAAATCAATTAAAATATTTTCTAACGTCTCGGGTTTTGATTCTTCGCTCGCTCGTCACGTTCAATTTTCCGCAGTTGCTGCATCGCCTTTCTCGCAGCGTGAAGCCCTCGGACTGCGTCGTTCTGCAGACAGATGTCAGCACCTGACCGCATCCCCCGCACTCGATCCCATGCCCCGGCATTTTAAATTTACGTCGTTCCGTCATCGTCGCACCGGCATTACGAATGTTCGTCGCTCCTTTTGTTTGACCTCGGTGCCTGGAACGCACACGCCTAGCATTGAGGCTGCCACACAATTCCCCACGTAGGCATCAAGCCAGTCGTTATCGCGTCCCGGCAGTGCCTCCCATGTTACGCCTGCTGATCCGTCATAGACAATGGTTTTGGATTGCTCGGCAGTAAAATGCTCCGCTAGCATTTGATGCTCGTGCTCATGCGACCCCGGCAGCAGCACAGCAGACGGAGCCCCCGGAATGGTTTCGAGTCGTCTCGCCCCGATCGACTTGAATTGATTGGCGTCGAAGTCGACGCACACCGGCGACTGGCTTCGTCGCTCGACCCAGTGCGATCCGGTATTGCGATCCTTGTTGGGGTCCCCGTAATAGTGGACTGGTTTTTTTCCCGGCTTCGGCCCAAATCCTTTTGACGGCCTGATCCGGTTTTTATTTGCCGAAAGACTGACTTGAGATTCGATAAGCCTTTTTTGTCCACCATCCGACCAATCCTTCAGGATTAAATCCATCTGTCTCGGAACTCCGATTTCGTCTCGCCAATCCTGCAGCAGCATCGCGTCGAGGTGATTGTGGGCGTGGACGAATGCTTCCTCCCAGCTTCGGCCCGGAAGTTTTGACTCGATCGTGTGCGGTAGTTCGCTCTTGTAAAATTCACGTCGCCCCTGATCTGGCCACGTCCCATAGTCAACGATCCAGCCGGTAAAGTCTTTTTGCCAAGCGACCACCATCCACCACAAAACGTGATCGGACGAGTCCACAAATGCGGTTAGGTACTGCGATTTAGCCGGTACGATCCCACGCGGGATCCCCGACAGTCTGCGAGTGATTGCGACCCCGTTGAGCTGTGTCAGCCCGCTAGCTGGCGGCGCCCCTTCCTGTTGCAGTTCGCATCGAAAAAAGTCTGGCTGAAGCGAGCGGATGGTCATGCACCACTGCAGCGCGGAGATGAATTCCTCTGGCTTGTCTTCCTCCCAAGACACGGCCCCGCCCTCATCAAGATCGGCGCGATTGTCCCGATAGAACGCGGTCGCCATCGCGAACCCGTCTTCCGGTTTGTCTCCGTCCCGCAGCAAGTCCTCGTATTCTTTCCATCTCGCTTTGTTAGTCGGCTCATGAATCAGCACCGGGTATTTCGAGCCATCCCAATCGGCGTGCCTTTCCCGGTCGCAATATCGCATCGTCAAATCATCGACCTCGCGGACTGTACAGACCATGATTGCCGCGATCGTCTCCCCGAGTCCCGCCAGCCCCATGAACGTGGTGTCGATTTTGTTTTCGCGGCTGTCGGTTTGCAGCGGCGATTTGGCGGACTGCGGCGTTTGGACGTCGTCGAATATGAGCAAGTCCGGCCGGATAACTTTTCCGGTGTCGTCCACAAACGAAAGCCCCGATACGTCGGTACTCATCAGCGAATATGGTGCGACTCTGGCCTCGCTGCAGTCAGTCCCGGCGATGCTCGGGAAGATGATTGACCCCCTGTCATCTTTGTGGCTGACTGTCAGTACCTCGCCGTTGAGTCTGAGTGTTTTCTTGGGGTTTTTTCGCTTGAACAACAGCGGGATCAGCTCGGGAAAATCGTCTCGAAGCTCCCTCGAAGACTCGAGAGTTTTGAAAAGATTGTCTCTGTGCTCATTGCTTTTGTCGTCGGTTGCTCCGACCAGCACGGGGAATTTGCGATGTCCGTAAAGCACGGCCCAGGCTGTGGCGACGCGAGCCAGCGTCGATTTTAATCCACCTCGGCGGACGGCTCGGCAGCGCTTGCCACCGTTCAGGATTACCGACTGGAATGCGTCACACATCTCGATCTGGTATGGCGACAGCCCCCGGTAGCACGCAGCTTTCATGTACGTCAGCGCGAATTTTTTTAGATCGCGTCGGCATGACTCGCGGCGTCGTGGATCGCGGATCTCCGGTAGCGGCCCGATCTCCTGAGACAGTGCAGTCCGTTCGTTTTGCGCGGCGTTGACTCGATCGGAATGGCTTCGTGCGGCATCGGCTTCTTGATCGCCGTCCGGTCCCTCCGCGTCGAATTGATCTTCCTCGGCAATCCAATACTCAACCTGCAGCAAGTCCGCTGGTGTCGTCGCCGATTCGAGCAATTCGAGCAAGTGCAGCCCTTTTACGTTCGGCAAATTCTTCCTCTGTCGCTGGTAGATTTGGGTTGATGTCGAGAACTCTGTGTCTACTGACTGTTGGCGATGGGTTTGTTTTTCGGTTCTGAGCATTCATTGCGACCAACACTCTTGCGGCTGCGACCCTTGCTCGGGCGTCCCCAGTTCTTGCCACGTCCGCAAGGATCTCTGGCAAGTCGTCCATCACGTCAGCAGGGATTGACCAGTCGTTTGTGATTGCCCGGCTGATCAGATTCAAATCCTTCGCTGGTTTCTCTCGGTTTATGATCTCAACGTGTTGTTTTGCAGCTCGTTGTTCGTCCTGCTGGACCTGTGCCACTGCCTTGAGGATTGTTGCGGCTGCTGCGCTGGCGTGCTTTGGATCGCTAGTTGAGTCGATCGCAATCTTGACTTGCCGTCGAATCACAGCGGCCAGCATCTCGGGTGTCATCGCGTCGGCGAATGCGTCGGTGATTGGCGTTGGCTCTGGCATTACTCAACGATCATTTCAAGAATTAAAGCGTCCGGGTCGGATTTGCACCGCCCTCTTCGGCATGGATAGTCGATGTGTCGCTGTCTACACTTCGGACGCGTTTTGGATACGGTTTTCGTAACGGTTCAACCGTGCGTTTCATGTCTTCATCAAGAGGCATTACGTATTTTAACTTCCCGTCAACAACTCTTTTTGGAATGTCGTCGGTTGCCAGTCGCCGCTTTTTCCCAAATGGACCACCTGTCATCTCCCTGTTGTGCTTCCATCGCCCCTCGTGAAACCACTCTGTAGTTTTCTGTGATTTCCCCAGATATACCCACCCTCCCGCCTGATAGACGCCGCCATGATGCCCCTGTCTTCCGTCTGCATAGCTAACGATTACCCGTAGCTTTGGGCATTTTGCTCGCAACATTGCCAGTGAGATTTTCAAAATTCGACTTACTGGAGTTTGGTGTCGCGTCAATGCAATTCTAACCAATTCGCACGCGAACTGAGGTTCACACAAGGAGGATGCCATCTCCCGATTCGCACCCAGCCCATACATCACACAACCAATAAACGACCCCGACTCCCAAACACCCACCTTGCAAAGCTTTCCAATTGGCATTGTCCTGCTGTAATGCCAGTGTTGAACTGCAAACTTCGCGGCCTCGTGCGAACACCAGTCAAGCTTTAACACAGGTTTAGAATTCATGGCCACATCCCGGACATACATGCTTGGATTTTTCGTCAAGCTGGCCTTGGCTTTCTACGTCAGTTGGACCGAAGCTTGGAACCTCGTAAAGCCCCGCTTTGTCGGCAAGATCGGTCATCATCTGCTGTAGTGCCTCGTCGCCGGTATCGACTTCGCGCAGCAACTGGTCGAGAAGAATCTTGTCGGCCTCGGCCATTGCGGAAATTGGATCGTGCGTTAGCAACGCTTTTTTGGCTTCGTCCTCGTCGAAGTCGGTCATGTTTACTTCGATTGTTGCTTCAAGTCCGTACTTCGCAAGTAGATGCTCTTTTCGCAATTGGCCGTCAATCAGCCGTATTGTGCCCTGCTCGGTCTCGTAAACGTCCGGATAGCCATAGAATCCCAGTTCGGTTTCAATGCCCGCAAATGCTGCCCGCTGCGATTCAGGATGCTTGCGAAAATTCAGCGGGTTGTCTTCAATGTCAGCGACTCGGACAAGGCGAAGACCCTTGTTTCGGATGCGTGGTGAATTCACTTTTTCCCCTTTCCCTCGATTGAATTCGCAAAATTAAATAAAAACTCAACGGAATGGCTTTGTGTATGCACTTAAACGGCAAAACTCGCTAGGAGGGACCCATTGTTTTTTTCAGACCACTGCAGAAGTAATCTCGAACGTGCTCGACCCAGCCACAAACGTCGAAAATGTCGTCCCCCGACTTGTCGTAATTCGATAGGTGGCCAACGGTGTCAACCCCACAAACTGAGCAAGCCCGTTGCTGTCTGATGTTACCGTCTTGATAACCGGGCTCACGGCCTCACCTGTTGCCCCGCTGGCTGTGCGTGTCATCTGGATTGATACCACGACCCCTGATTGTATCACCGTCCCTGTGGTGTCGGTCGTGTAAAGATATCCCGTCACGCCCCCCGATGGGCTCGGCGTGATCGTGATCGCGGTTAGCTGGTACGTCTGCGATGTGGTCCCCGAGACAACCAGCGATGCAGTGTTCCCCT